GTGATGATTTTGATTGTTGCTGAAATTATTCAAAAAGGATTGACTATATCCAGCAGTACTAGTGATATTCCATATCAATATAGTGGAAACATTCAAATGCAATTCATCAAGGATGAAGGCTATGATAATTTTAGTGTTATAGGTTTTTATAGAACAAATTATTTTGAAAAAACTCAGTTGTTGGAAATTGATGAAAATGGAGTGTTTTCATTAAATAAAGATGCATTTCAAAAAGATGGATTATTGAATTTATCTTTTCTGTTAGTTAGTGAATTAAAGGAGGTACATCTTGGTGTCGTATCTTTTATTGTTAGATCTACGATAGGAAATGGCAATGATATTCTTCCAGAAGAACGTACAGAATGGATAAAGATTGTTCGTAGTGAGGTTGACGGTTATTTAAAGTCAATTGATTTAGATGACAAGTTTGATATTATGCAAGATAAAGACTTGGAAAACATATGGAATGAAATTTTTAATTAAATAAATTTATAGAAAGAAAGAGGAAAAAAATATTATGAGTTTTGTAACTGATTCAATTTTAAAAACAGCTCTAGGAAAAATTAAAGCATGGGGCGAAGGAAAATTTGTAGCACAAGAAACCGGAAAAGGTTTATCTACAAATGATTATACAACAGCAGAAAAAACTAAATTGAGTGGTATTGCTGAAGGTGCCAATAAATATGTGCATCCATCATATACAGCTCAAAAATCAGGTTTATATAAAGTAACTGTAGATGCTGCAGGTCACGTTAGTGGTGCTACTGCTGTTGCTAAAGCCGATATTACAGGATTAGGAATCCCAGCTCAAGATACAACTTATTCTAACATAGCACCTGCTACTGCAAGTGCTGCAGGTAAATCTGGTTTAGTTCCTGCTCCAGCTGCAGGAAAACAAGCATCATTCTTACGTGGTGATGGTACATGGGTAGTACCTGAAAACACTACTTATGCAGATGCAACAACATCTACACATGGTTTAATGTCTGTTAATGATAAAAAGAAATTAGATGCCATTGCTTCAGGTGCTCAAGTTAATAAAATTGAAACTGTAAAAGTAAATGGTACAGCTTTAACTCCTGATTCATCGAAAGCTGTAAATGTAGATTTATCTGCTTATGCTAAATCTGATGCTGTAAATAGTCAAATTGCTACTGCAGTATCTGGAATTACTCAAATTGATTATACTGTTGTTGATTCATTGCCATCAACAGGTAAAAAAAGTGTTATTTATTTAGTTGCTAACAGTGGAACTGGAACTAATATCTATGATGAATACATCTATATCAATTCGAAATTTGAAAAATTAGGTTCAAGAGAAATGGATCTAAGCTCTTATGCTAAAAAGACAGATATCCCAACAAAAGTATCATCATTGACAAATGATTCAGGATATCAAAATTCAACTCAAGTCAATAGTTTAATTGATGCTAAATTAGTAGCAATGACTGATACTGAATTAAATACAATGTGGACTGAAGTATTTGGAGCATAATCAACTAGGAGGTCTTATATATGAAAGATTTCTTTAAGAGAGTTTTGTTTTCAAACGTAAGTGAGCACGCATCTTCAACAACTGTTTCAGCTAATAGCACTAAGTTTCTAACAAGTGATATTTTGAAAACTTTTATGACAAAGTTAAAAGATACGTTTGCTTTGAAGTCACAATTAACATCATTGCAAAAGCGAGTTGGACAGCTTGAAAAGACAGTCAGTGAATTAGAAACTGATTTAAAGGATGCAGTATATTACAAAGAGTAGATTGATTTCTGCTCTTTTTTAGTTATTAAAAATATAAATAAAGATTGGTGGTGACAATAACTATGCCAAAACTTATTGATAAAGATGGAAATGAATTGCTTAATTTACAAATGTCCGCTGACGAACATTGGACTGGAAAGTACTGGATTGATGGCAAGAAAATCTATGAAAAAATTATTACATGGACTGGTTTAAATGTTGGTGTAAGTACAATCAATCATTCAATCAGTAATTTAAACGAGTTTATTGATTATGAAGTTACATGTACAAATGGCACTGATTTCTATAGATTTCCTGTTGTTTATTATGCAAATGGTAATAACGGAACATTCTATGCGACGTATTTCGTTTTGAATGTAGATAACATTCGTTTTGCTAACAACTATAGCTGGGCAAATTATAAATTTAAAGCAATTATTCGTTATACAAAAAACTAAAGGACATAAAATTGTCTGGAAAGGGTGATTAAATTGAAAGTAAAAAAATATGATTTTAATCAATGGTTGAAAGCTGCAGGTATTAGAGCAATCAAGACAGTTGCCCAAACAGCAGTAGCGTTAATTGGAACATCTACGGTCATGAATGAAGTCAATTGGGCAATGATCATCAGTGCAAGTTGCTTATCGGGGGTCGTTTCTATTCTAACAAGCGTTGCAGGGCTTCCAGAATTGGAAGAAATTGTAGATGAAAGTTAGGAGTGCAAGCATATGACAGAAGCAGTTGCAGTTGCTTTGATTTCTGGTCTATGTGTAGCTGTGCCTAGTGTAATCACTACAATGTTTTCAAACAATAAAGCCAACACATTAATGAACTATCGTATTGATGAATTAACAAAGAAAGTTGAAAAGCACAATAACGTAGTTGAACGTATGGCACTTCAAGAACGAGAAACAAAAGCAATTTGGAAAAGAATTGATGAAATCAAAGAAGAATTAGAGAAAGAGAGTGAATAGCTCTCTTTTATTGAATAACAACCAAAAAATCAAAAAAATGGTCGTTAAATGCTAATTAATGGAAGAAAAACGGAATTAATGAACAAAAAAGGAGATAATCAAAATGAATATTATTGAAAAAACTTACAAATGGAATGGAAAATTATCAAATAGAAAATCTACTAATAGAATTATCTTACATCATGCTGAATCAAAATCATGTACTGCAGATGATATTCATAGCTGGCATTTAGAAAATGGATGGGCAGGTATTGGGTATCATTTCTTTGTAAGAAAAGATGGATCTATTTATAGAGGTAGACCTGAAGGTGTTGTTGGATCACACGCTAAAGGTTCTAATAGTGATTCTATTGGTATTTGTTTTGAAGGTTCATACATGACAGAAACAATGAATCAAACTCAAATCAATGCTGGTAGAGAATTAGTAGCTTATTTAAAAAATAAGTATGGTATTTCTAAAGTCCAAAAACATAAAGATGTATGTTCTACTAATTGTCCAGGAACAAACTTTCCTTTTAATGAAATTGTAAATGGAACTGTTGCTCCAACGCCTACACCATCACCAACTCCTGCAGCTAAACCATCTACAAGTGGGAAAGCAACAGGAACATATGAAGTTACAGCTAGCGATCTATCAGTTAGAACTGGTCCTGGTACTAATTATCGTAGAAAAAGACATGATGAATTAACAGCTGATGGTAAAAAACATGATAAAGACAAAGATGGATGCCTTGAAAGAGGAACACGAGTAACTGTTTATGAATGGAAAAATGGATGGGCAAGAACGCCTAGTGGATGGCTATCAGGAGACTATTTAAGAAAAGTTTAATTTGTTGTATAATATATATGCACATTCATTGTATTAGTTAATAGAAGAAGCAAAAATGTAATATTATCTATTCTTCAAAAAAATCTACAACTTTATTTTATTAACTAAACAGAAAGACCTACTCATTAATTTGGGTAGGTTCTTTTTTTACTTATAAATGTATATATAATAAGGATAGAAAAATATATTATTTCGATAATTTTTATTAATAAATTGTACTTGTT